GAACCGGAACTACCCGATGAACCTGATGTACCAGAACTACCTGAAGTTCCTGAAGAACCACTTGAACCTGATGTTCCGCTAGTTCCTGAAGAGCCACTTGAACCTGATGTTCCGCTAGTTCCTGAAGAGCCAGTACTTCCACTTGACCCTGAAGAACCACTACTACCACTTGAACCATATGTACCAGAACTACCTGAAGTTCCACTACTACCACTTGTTCCTGACGAACCTGTAGAACCCGAACTCCCCGAACTTCCTGATGACCCAGACGTTCCTGATGAACCAAAAGATAAACCCGAACTTCCTGATGACCCCGCACTTCCCGAAGCACCTGTAGAACCACTACCACCACCTCCACCACCAACAGGCATAACGGTAACAATCAAAGAAGGAATTGCTGGATGTAAAGCAGTTGATGCCTCTGCCAATAATGAAATATTGACATTGTTAGTCGCCCACATTAATTCAACATATGTTCCGGCAGTTACAGTAATTAAAAAATCCCAAGCAGCAACTAAATATGGGTTGTTTGTAGGAACTGAAACTTTTGTATTGGTATTAGGAACATTAACACCATTTTGTCTTAACCAAATATCAACATCCACACCCGCACCACCACCTTTATTATTGTTTAATTGAACCGAGAATTGAATATCATAAGTTCCAGCACTAGCAAAAGTGATTTGTGAACCTGAAACAATCGTAATACCACTAGCCTCAGCAGTACTATTCAATCTCATAGGATATGCGGTATTGATTAGTGTCGCCGTTTGTCCTGATGTATCATAGAACGAACCATATAAATTAACACCTGAAGTTAAAGCTCCCGTTGAAAACTTTCTCCATGCCGCAGTACTATATGTTGCACCACTAACATCTTCAATAGTGTTAGCAGTCCAAGAATTAATAAACGACTGACCCGCAGCAGTTTTATTATTTATTGTTGTTCCAAAATCAGAAACCTGAGCACATCCCGTACTAGCAGTCGCAGCATTAAATAAAGTCTCGTAATCATTAATATGATATTGATAAACTTGGTCAACCTCATAAACATAAGCCAACATACCAAGTCGTCTTCTACCTGATGAAATATTATCTGAAGCTAATGTAATTACATCAGGAGACCAAGCGGCACCCGTTCCCTTTGTAAACTCAATAGGAATAGTATTACCTGAATATTCAATACTTCCCGTTGTTCCTGTTGGTATTGTATAATAAAGGTCAGATAAACTGAAAACCTCCATATAACCACCCGTATTGTTAACACTGAAAGTAGTACCATAAGTATTGTTTCTTGGGACACTTTGTGTTCCATTTAGTTGGATAGACGATATTGGATTTTTATATGGGAAACTCATTTACTATAATTATATATCAACCTTACTTCCTCTAAAATAAAGGTCGTAAGTATTATCCAATTCAAATGTATTTGATGGGTATGTTGTGTAAACTTTATATTCCGCCTTAACAATAGTTCCACCAGTATAATTAAATGTGTTTGAATATATTGTTGGTTCCATTTTCACACTTGTAAAAACATTTGGATTTACAATTCCTAAATCAATCTCAATTTGATATTTGTAATTAGTATATACCACAGGTATTATCCATGTGTACCACGCCTTAGAACCTACAGTATTTTCAGGTACTTTTGTTGTTAAAAAGTTGTAAGCAATTATTGGGTTACCATATGAATCCAAACCACTTGTTGTAATCGGTACTGTCTGTTTTATAATTGACGGGAATGAACCTGATGTCCATCCTGAATAATTAACATATCTATTCATGTCTAAATCAAACGTAGATGCTGATGTACTTGGTTGAGAAGTATTTGTAAAACCATAAAAACTTGAACCGAGTGAACTCATATAAGAACCAATACTTGATGACCCTGAATATGGTTCAATGAATAAGTAAGCATATAAAAAAGGTTCAGGTGTTTGAGTTGGTGTAGGTGTTGTCGTAACCGTAGGAGTTACTGTCTTAGTCGGAGTAATACTTGGTGTAACTGTATTTGTTGGTGTAATTGACGGAGTAATACTTGGTGTTGGAGTAAATGATGGAGTAACACTTAGTGTTGGAGTATTCGATGGTGTTAAAGATAATGTGGGAGTATTTGTCGGTGTAATACTTGGTGTTGGAGTTGGTGTTAAACACATGTAATTTTGTGTAAATACACATCCCGTTGAATCAACAATCTTAATTAATAATTGAGGAGCTGTTGTATAACCACTTGGCACAGGAAAACTAACTGATGGTGGAATGTAATCCGTGAAAGTTCCTATAAATTGACAATTAAACTGGAAAATATCACAAACATATATTTGATACGGTGGAATACCTGAAACACTATCAATAGTAATTAAACTCATCTAAAATAAATACTTCAAACAGAACTTTAAGTTCTACATGAAATATTATAAACTACTCTAACACTAATTGTTAATAATTCATCTTTATATACTTCAACCCCACCAACAACTTGAGACTCAATAACAATAGTATTAGTGTCAGGATTAATTTCAGTACTCTGTAAATTAGGTATTAAAGATAGTAATGACTCAATTGCCGTTATAAAATTATCAGTCGATGGTACTGAATTTAAATTAGGTGATACATAAAATACTGATGAATATGTAGTGCCAGTTATTTCAATATCACAATTAAATTGAGCGTAATTTAATTTACAATCATCATGTCCACTAACTAAATTAGCATACCCTGTAAATAACATATTTCTAAAATCATATGTTTTTGTAGGAATATATGTTGGTGTGGATACTTTAACAGGTTGTACTTTAGAATAACTAATTAAAGGATTACAAGTTATTGTTTTACTTTTAGTTGTTACACATCCTGTAGCAGCACTTACTGTTAATGTATATGTTCCAGCAGTCAATCCTGTTAGATAAACACCTGTTTGCCCATTTACATTACTACTCCAAGTTAAATCAACAGGAAAATCAGTGTAATTAATCATTGCGCTTATTGTACCCCCACTACCATTACCACAACTTGTACCATACAAAAGAACATTAATAGGGCTTGTGTCTATAATATTAACTGAATAACTTTGACTACAATAATTTGAGTCAGTAACTATTAAGTCATAAACTCCTGCGGTTAGATTAGAAAATGTATATGCCGTTGATATAGTTTGAATTGATGTAACACCATTAGATAAACTATATGTATAAGTTAATCCTGTTACAACAGGTGTAACTTCTAAGTAGATACTACCACCATTAAAACTACAGTTTGTAGTAGTTGCAGTTATTGAAGTTGCAAATGATAAACTTGTATTAATTGAAAAGTTTTTAGTATATGTGCAAGCAGATGTCGCATCATTTATCGTTACTGTATAGTTACCTGAAGATAAATCGCCAAAAGATTGATTTGGAATATTAACAGTGTTAATTAATGTATAACCACTATTGTTTGTAAAATTATAAGTATAAGGTGTTGCCCCACCTTGTAATTGAATATTATAAACCCCTGAATTATTGTTACAACTTGAGTCAGTTATTGATTCCGAAACAACAAAGAAAGTATTTGGTGTTTGTAATACAACATTAAATGTTGCAGTACATAAAGCAACGTCAGTAACTTCTAACGTATAATTACCAGCCGATAAACCACTAAAAGTTAAAAATTGGTCATAACTAACTAACGAGTCACCATTACTTAATAAATAAAAGTAAGGTCCTGTACCACCTGAGATGTAATAAGTAATTGAACCTGTATTACCTGTACATGTCGGTGAAACTAATGTATATGTTATTAAACCTATCGGGTCGGCATTTAATACTGTAGTTGTTTTTGTTATTGAACATCCTTGTGAGTCAGTAACGGTACAAAAATAGTTACCACTAGTTAAACCTGTAACAGATGATGTTGTTGGAGAACCACTAATATTTGATGACCATGTATAAGTATATGGTGGTATTCCTGTAACACCTGTAACAAATATTTTACCATTTGTAAGTGAACATGCTGGATTATTTACAACATAAAATCCAAAATCCATAGAACTTGTATTGTAAAGTACAACATTTTCAGACTCTCCATAACATCCACCATAATTAGTACAAGTCGCATAATAAACACCTTCAGGTAAATTAACAAAT